CCGCCTCGGCTATCAGTTTTTCAATCTCAGACTGTGCCTCGGCTTTCGCCTTGTCGCGTGCGCCTTCCTCAAACTTCGCTGTTGCTTCGTCACATTTTGTGACTGCTTCGTCCCGCGCCTTTTCCAGGGTCGCCACCTTTTCCTCCAGTTCAGCTACTTCAGCCATGATCTTCTCCTCGTTAGTGTTCGACCGTGCCTCTTGCACGATCACATCTACAATGTCAGGACGTTGCGTTTTGAACGTCGCGACGTCCACCAAATCGATGTCGGTCCTCGAACGCTCCGACTCGTACATTTCCACCAAACCGCCCGCGCCGGGATCGGTCACGAAGTCCACGCTCCGGCTTTTAAGTATCGACTCGACGAGCTTCGTCTTCACGTTGTCAATCGTTTCCCTGATGCCTGTGCCGATCGCCTGGATGGATACGCCTATCTCGCCAAGCAACCCCGCCTCATCCGCAGAGCGAACCTTCTCTTTGAACTGCGGGTCAACCAGTTTCGCTCTGCCGCGCACCCGCCCGTCCGGTTCTGCCCATACGTCCGTCAATGTGGCCGCCCAATCGCGGAGGGAACCTTCCGGCCGATCCCGTTCTTCTTGTCGTGTCTGGTGATCGACGAACATCTTTTTTCCCTCGAAGACTTTGTAGTCCCGCGACAAAACTTCGCCGGGATAGTAGACCGACTTATTCCAGTTGAATCCCGGCTGCATAATAGTGACCGTAAGTTCGTCTTTCGTTCTGTCAAGAGCTTTCTCTTCAAGCACAATCAGGTCGGCAGACAGAATCCGCTCAAAGTTCCCGCTCTCGCGTATCCAGGCTTTCATCTCCTCGTTCTTGACCCCGAACTTTCGCAACCCGGCCCGTATCTTCGCCTTGACTTTCGCAAGATCGGCTTTCGGTATCTGCGCCTTTTTGCCTCGGAATCCGCCCGGCGATAGGCCCGCGGTCGCTGCGCCCAACTGTTTCCGGGTCATCTCGCCTGTCATGTCCCACAACCTGATCTTCCACGTTGACGGGTCCTGGGGATCAGGTACGTAAGCATAGGCCGCTGCCGGGAACTGTTTGCCGTCCTCGGTTTTCATGGGACGCGCTTCACGCAACTCCAGAAGAAATTCGTCGATGTCGTCAGCAGAGACGGTAAGGTCGCCGTCGATGACATCCTTCAGCTTTCCCTTCTGGTCATCGGTGAGCTCTCGTTGCGCCGACTCCTGAATCAACAGATCCAATTTGGTCATATCTCTCGACTCCTTGAGCACGCCGTTAGCCAACTGGAACGCCCGCGTTTCGCACGTATCATGTTTGCCGCCTTTCTTCTTGCATCGTTCATAGCTGGCGTTCCATATCGCCGCCCACCGTGTCCGCTCCTTTTCCGGGAGCTTTTTCACATTCGCTGGCAGGTTCTTGCTGGTCGCGGTGTACGGCACGGTAGTTCATTCCTTTTTTTTCACCGGTTTGAGCTTAGTCGGTTTCTTCTCGCCGAGAAGGTTGTCCAGTTGGCCTCGTACCACCGTCCCGTCGTTGTCAATCAGAGTGACCGGCATTGCGTCGTCAATCTCCTCTTTCGCGCCTAACGCAGCGACAGCCTCTTTCGCCGTTGGATAAACTTCCGACCGATACCCCTCTTTCGTTGCAAACTTAATAGTCGCCATATCTAGTCTCCCGCACCGAAAGAAAAAGCCCCGAACCTCCCTAACGTTAGGTTCAGGGCTTCGATTCGCGCGTGAATCCGCAGGCCAGCTTTGCCCGCGTCTTCCGGTTTATTGTCTTCCGTCTATTTAACTTATAACACAAGTCCTTGAAAAAAAGCAAGAACTTTTTTCGTCAGTCTGCAAGCAATCCGGCGATCTTGTCCGGATCAGCTCCGTAAGTCGCCAGGCTGCAATGACATCGAGGATGGCCGGACGGTGCATCGTGACCGCTCTCGAACGTATCGTCGATCGGTATCCGTCCCTGATCGGCATTTGGCCCGCATATGTCACACTCGAAGTCCGTCGTCCGTATCCATTCCTTTTTGTCCGCGCCCACATCCTTGCCGGCCTGCAACGCAACCTGGCTCAATGTGTCGTTCGTCTCAGTGATGGCGATCATGTCCGCACGTTCTTTCGCCATATCTGTGAAACGTTGGCGAATCAGCCGCGACAGTTTCGGTATTCCAACCTGATCCTCAAGGCCCTTCGCTATTAGATCTGCTAAATCTTTCTGCGTTTCGACATTCAAACCCTTAACGAGTTGCCCCGCATGGGTGCGCGCCCAATCCATCAGCTTCGGGTTCGTAGCGACAGCGAACCCCGTCTCAGGCGGAGCCCAACCCATCGCTTCCGCCCACTGTGCGAGCTCCGCCGAGTAACCTGACTCAACCGCGCCCTCAATGCCTGCCACAATCGCTGATTCAAGAAGATATTGCTGTTCGGCCAGCCAGTCCTCGATGACCTTGTCGGTGGCTTTCCCGGCCCCCGTGCCGCCCGCCGCCTCAGTTATCGCGAAGCGACCGTATACCTGGGCGATCTCAACATACGGGAACGTGTCGGCAAGCCCGCGGAAATACGCTGCCATCCTTGTGCGTAGCCGATTAGCGAGTCGCTGACCAAGTGCGCTGTCGACGGACGTTGCCAAACCGGTGTGGATCGCTTCCGCGAAGGTTTGCAACGCATCGAGAAGTCCGTTGTCAGTGCTCATGTCGGTTTCCGATTGCTGCGGTGTTTCTCACCAACCGTTCGAGGGCTTTCACGCCTCGGAGCGCCTCTGCCATAACAGCCGGTTCGGCCTCGACCTGTTTGTGGAGTTCTTCGAGCACTCTCTCGACCTCGTCAAGACCCAACAACGTCAAGGCCCGTCTCTGCAAATCAGGCGAGGAAGCGAACTCGGGGAATGCCTCAACGATCCTGGCGATAGCCTCCGAAATCTTCACTGCATCCTCCCGCTCAATCGCCGGCGAATCAACATCGACATACTGTTGATCTTCCGGCACGCCCGCCTTTTCCAGCGCAAACTTGAACTGATAACGATATATATCCTGCTGGAACTTTTTGTATGCCATGAATCCGGCCAACATCGGCCCCTCCATTGAGGTCGTGGTTGCCAGCCGGAAGGCTTCGCCCGCGCCGAGATAGTGCGGGAATATGCCCGCCCCCACGCCCACCATGTTCATAAGCATGGCCCCGTCCGTCTGGGCGTCGGAAGCCCCAGTGGTCTGACTCATCGGGGTCAGGGTCAACCCCTGATTTTCGAAGAAGGTCGAACCCTTCGCTGCTGCCGGGTTTGTCTCGGAACCTGTGCCGCTTGTCGCGAGGCTGGATTTCAAGGCATTCTTAATCGCATTCACCACCGCTTGCCCGCCTCGTACCTTGCCTTTGAATGCGTATTGAGCCCGGGACTGTTGTAAGCTCACCCGGGAGTGCATAAACAACCGCTGGGCTTTCGACCACTCGATCACGCTCGTGAATAACGAGTTGCCCCTGGGTGCGCCGTCAAGGCTCACGTGGAACACAACGGCCTCTTGATCGGCCTTCGTGTAGACTTTCCCTTCCCATACGCCATCCTCTTCCGGGTCTTCGTTCCACCAGTCGCGGTAGACGTAAGTCGTTGTTTCCGCGCTGTTCCCCCGACAAAACTTCCGGATGTAATATCTCGGTGTCAGCTTGTCGTCCGGGTCGGTCGCTATGCCCGCGATCTCCAACGGGTCAATCCGCCGGATTTTCACGGTCCCCTCGCCGCCAACGAACAGCGCGAAGAACAGTTCGCCGTCCGTCAATAGCTTGTTGCTCGACGTTCTCTGTCCTTGCATCGATAACAACGGCCGGTTCGCTTTCGCAACCATCATGCCTTCGATCACTTTCGCAGCCATCTCGTTCCCGTCTTTCACGGTCCAGGTGATCCCAGTGCCGATACCATAATTCGTCCACAGACACAGAATCTGTTTGCACAGCGCATCCCTCACAACATACCGACGGGCAGTCCATACGATGCTGCGCCGGCTTGTGTCAGATACTAATCGACCGCCACCGTCGCCCAGCTTCGTCCAGCCCGCATCCTCCAAGGCCAGCCCCATGTCGACGTCCGTCACCCCAGTCTCCTCCATCACAACCTTGAAACTGTCGACAATCTC